GGAACCGGACGCCAATCCACACCCACCAGATCACGAGTCACAGTCGTATCCACACCGTCCACCGTCAGGGTTGCGCGCTGTACAGTCGGGTCCGTATCAATAACCAACACAGCACCCGCAATCACCTCCGTGGTTGCCGACACCATGCCACCCGAAATGGTTGCACTAAACTCCGACACCGGACCCGTGATCGTATACTTCGGCCACGCATCAATATCACCCGGATTTGCTACCGTCGCAGAATCAACTGTTGACGACGACATCAGATTGAAAACACGATCCGTCGTCACCGCAAAAAACGGGAGCACATCACCAACAGGGGCAAACTCCGCCAACACCTGCGGGCTACGCCAATACGGGCTGTCAGCTACCATCTCTAAGACGACCGCATATCCAGTCACGTCGGTCGGATCTAGATTGAACGCCAAGTCGCCGTCACTGACAAAGCGCAGATCCAAAAAGCGCACGACATCCGCCGAGGACGAAACCGTGAGGCGGCAGGTCACATCAGGATTCATAATCTTCCAGAAGGCGCTTTCGGACGCCAACCACTCATCCACTTCTAATCCCATTGGCATGAGTAAAGGAAGGAAAACCGGTCGCGGCCTTGTTCTGTACCCGGTGCGCACCTGCCCATCTCGCGCTGGAGTTTCCCTTGTAAATGACTCAAAGGGTGGCATCGACAGGCCCATGAGCCCGGCACTACTGAGCCGGATGGGACCTCTCTTGATGTCAAATTCCGCTCCATCCGGCCCCGTCAAAATGTATTCGCTCATGCGACACTCACCCCTCGGGTGCTGAACATCATCTGCGCGCGACGCTGGGCAATCTGCAGCTTGCGAATAACGTCGTCAGCGTTCGCGCCAATCGGCCCGTTGAATTCAACCGTGATCCCGGACGCAGGGCGAGGGGCGATACCAGGATTGGACACAGTAATCCCGCCCGTAGCCATCGGCATTACACCCATGCGCCGCATCGTCTCGAGAAGAATCGACATCGACCGGGCCGACCCGTCGATAGGAATGAACGACTCTGGTACGTCACCGCGGTCACCCACAACACGCCACGTCGACGGCGGCACAACCTGTGCGGTGTGCGACATCGGAGTGAGACCGTGCATGCCACCCTGGGCCATGAACTCGAGAATGTTTCCCTGAGCGTTGTAGGCGGCTCTCACCTCTGCCAGTCGTGCACCGGTCTGCCGCCAAACCTGGTTGATAAATACAGTCTTATCAGGCAGACTCACCATACGGTTGCGGAACGACTGCACCTTGGCTTGCTCAGACGTAGCATTCGATCTGATCACAACAGAGCCATCGTCCAGAGTCGTGATCCGGTCGTTGAGCGTCTGCACCTTCGCCTGCTGATCCGCAGCGTTCGACCCGAACTGGGTAGTAGCCGATGCGGGAGTCTCTAGCACAGTGTCAATGAGCGCGCGTGCCTCTTCTTCCGTGAGGCCCATCTGCACCATCTGGCCGACGAGGGCATCCTTCGAAGCGTTATAGCGCGCCGTGAGCTCATCCTGGCTCTCGCCTGCAGTGGCCGCGGCCGTGACCTCTTCGCCCATGGCCGCGATAGAGTTGCGCACCTGATCCTCAAGCAACTTGCCTGAATCGGACGCGCGGATGTTCGCCAGGTCGATGTCGCCAAGGCCATGCTCGAGCCCATCGGCGCTGACACCGACATCGTCGATTGCGCCGGCGAGACGCAATGAGGCGTCGTTGAGGAACCCCATAGCGGTCGCACCGTCCATAAACCCGTTGAACGTGTCAGAAGTCTTATCGAGGGTGCCGTGCAGTCGACGGATGGTGTCCGCAGCGTCCGCTGACTCATCCTTGAACCCGCGCATGTCATCGACTATGTCGCTGATGCCACTGTCGTAGTCGCCGGTGATGATCGCCCTGGTCCGCCCCACGATCTCAAGCACGTCCGCGAGCGGTCCTGACACGAGTACGCCGAAACTTTCTGCCCCATCGGCGGCAGCATCGATCAATGTGTGACCGAAGTCCAGCGCGCCGTTCACCAAATCTTGGAAGAACTGAAGCATCGGCCCCCGGTTCGCCGAGATCCAATCAGCCGCCTCCCCGAGCGGGTCGGCGAACGCAGCAGCTAGCGCACCCTTCATGCCATCGGTCGCGACCTCAATGTTCCGTTGCGCCTGCTCAAGCTTCGACGCGTCGTTATCGGTAAGGGTGTCAAACATTGTTTGCGCTGCCCCGGTGACGCCGTTGAGCTGGTCGACAGCAGTTGTGAGGTCCATTGCGAACAGTGCCTCGCCGAGGTCCTCAGCCTTCGTGCCGAACAGCGCCACAGCGGCCGCGTTGCGCACTACAGGGTCTTCGGTCTCCCGGAGCTTATTGAGGACGAGCTCAAGGCCATCGCGGGCCTCTTCCCCACCACGCGAAATCTTCGCCGTCATTTCCTCGGCGTTCAAACCTAGCGCTGTAAAACCATCAGACGAAGCCTCCGAAGCGTCGGTAGCGCGGATCTGGAATTCTTTCAGTGCGTCCGCGGCGACATCGCTGTTGCGTGCACCCGATTTGAGCCCCTGACTCATCAGCCCGAGAGCTTCCTCACTAGACAGACCAAGCCGTGCGAACACAGCCGGGTACTCAGTGAAGGTATCGAGCAGGTCCTCGCCCCGGTTCACACCCTCACGGGCGCCGGTCGCGAGAAGGTCGAACGCGCTCTTCGCAGATTTTGCCATGCCGGAACTGAGCAAGGTCGTGACCGCCACAGCGATCGGGCGCACGTCCTCGCCGAGAACATCAGCAATACCAGACAAGCCCTCGACAACCTTCTGAGCGCTCCTCGTGGAGGTGTCCGCGTCGATGATGTCGAACTGCAGAGCAAGCCGGGTGGTATCCATATTGGACTCGATGGAATCCCCGAAAGTATTCGAGTACGCCTCACCCGCAGCACGACCCAAACGCAGCGCATCAGCCTCATCGATACCAGTCAGCGCCTGCAACCGGTCGTAATTCTTCTCTTGCGCCAACCCATCATTGAACGCACCGATCAGCGCTTTCCCAGCAGCAACACCGATACCAATGACGGCACCAGCGATCGGGATTGAGACCAGGGCCGCGACGATGTTCTTACCGAACTCATCGCCCGCAGCATCACCAGCATCGCCAGCATCATCGGAGACGCCATCGAGAGCTGCCTCAGCCTGCGACGTGTCCGCCTCAACCTCGATCTGCGTCTTGGCCGTGCGCAGCCCAGTGAGTTGCCGGTCGACCTTCGACAGGGCTGCCTCGGCACGCCGCACATCAGCCGTCACATCCAGCCCGCCGAGCGCACGCACCTCAAGATCCGCGAGACGCTGCTTCGCTCGGTCGAAACTCTTCTCAGCCCGCCCGATATCCGCATCAAGCTTCAGCGACGTGTCCTTCGACACAAGCTTCTTCGCCGCGGATTCAACCCGGTCCATGCCAGCGAGTGCACCCTTTTCATCCGCGTCTATCTTCTTGGTGACTGGCTTCTTCTCGATCCGCTCGCCGGTCGCCTTGACGGTCTTCTCCGCCTTGTCGATATCCGTAGTATTTGCTGTAAAAAGTATTTCGAGTTCGGCGGCGCGCAAGGCCATGAGTTACCTCCGGGTGAGTACCGCACGTAAACGCGTCGGGCTGTCTAATAGGCTGAATATCATCGTGCGAACCCCCGGCCAAGGGCGTACGAGCACAGCCGGATCATAGAGATCCAGACCGAACTCCGACGCGAGATCCGCGACCACTAACTTCCAGTTCGTGACCAGCGCCAAAAGAGAGCCGTCAATCTCTGCGGCGTCAGGCGTCGCCATCACACTTGGGGCGTCTGGCTTCAGGTGGCTAGGGACCGGCCGGTAATCTTGGAACCAGCCGTCAGCGTCAGGCTCACCTATCCCGTACTCGGCCCAATCTTCCGCCGTGACAAGCCTTTTGGGCGAGCACCACCCGACCCCTCAGGGGTCAGGTCGCGGGGCAGCCACAGCAGCTTCGCGAGAGTGTCGGCATACTCACGCCCGCGCGCCCAGTAGAACACCGCGTAGTAGGCCACCCGGTCAATGGTCGCGGCAGGTACCTTGTCAGCAACCATCGCAGCGTGCGCATCGCCCAAAGCGGGGTGCTCATCACCGATACTGTCAAGCATCGCCTGCACCTCTTCGGGGATCTCGCCTGTGACAAGACCCAGATTCACCTCGCCACGCACCGCCGCCGCGAGGATCATCTTCGCGGCCTCGACCGTGGGAGGACGCACCGTATAAGTGCGCCCCCCCAGCTCGAGCTTAAGGTCGGGCGCCACCCACTCGCCGAAGTCGATAGCACCCACGGGTTACGCCACCACGGTGTAGTTGACCGCGGCGGAGATACCCGTCGCGTTGGTGCCGGTGACGGGCTCGACGCCGGCAGATGTCGGCGGGATCGTCGCGACGATTGTCGAATCGCCCACCACTGTGTACGTGTCGACGTCCAGGATGATCGCATCGAACTTGAGCGCGGTGGTGCCGATGAACCCGGTACCAGTGATGGTGACCTGGTCACCGATCGACTTGCCAGCCGGGGTGATCGACGTGATGGTCGGGGCAGCTGCACCCCACCCAGCGAACGGGTTGGTAATCGCGTCGTACGTGCCCTTCCCTGTGAGGGACACCGACAGTATTTCGATCTCACCGTTCGGGCCAGAGTTCTGGCGCGAGTAGGAGACCGTCATGAACCCGCGGCCCGCATCGTTCGGGTTCGGTGTGCCCGACTCTGGCTTGTGATACCAGCGGACGTCAAGTACGGCCGACTCGCCCTTAGCGGTCGGCTTCGTGCGCGCGAGGATCGCCTCAATCTCGGGCAGGTACAAGCCAGTCGCGGTCGACCGGTTCACCTGAACGTTAAACGCGTGAGCGATCGACCAACCGGTCACGTCCGCGTTCGCGGCGCCCAGGTCGTCGTAGCTCTGAGCATCGACAGTGGTCGGTGTCGGCGACGGCTGGAAACCGCTGATCCGACGGACGGGCTGCCAGACAGGCGCGGCGAACGTGCCGAGGTTGACATCGATGCCGTACTCAAAGCTCTTACCGAGCGTCGAGCCAGCGGGAAGGGTAACTGCATTGCTCATGAAAGAGCCTCCAAATTGGGTTGTGAGTTGATCCTCAAGGTGAGGGGGGTTAGGTCAGTGCTTCGGGGTTATCCAGCAAGACCAAATAGTTCTCGGTGCGTTCTTCTCGCCGGTTGTCGTCGGTGCCCGCAGGTGACATGGACTGACGACTGATGCCGCTAATCCCTCCCCTGCGGGAGAATCCCTGTAAGACCTCGAATGCGATGCCCGCGAGTTCGTCGGCACCATCGGGTCGGCCAGGATCACCACGCAGCCGAAGCTGCACGCGCCGCCATCCGAGATGGCGCTCGTCGTTGGTGCCGTACACACGGACACCGACCGCCCGGTCGGGCAGTGGGCCAATCGCGCCGTAGAAGATCCCGACCTCGTCGGCCGTGTACTCCGGGCCGTTCTCGTGCCACGCCCACCCGGCTATGGTGCCGAGCTCGGTGCAGATCAGCTTCGTGAGGGCGACGTCATCCAAGGGATGCCCGCACCTTCTCCGCGACGATACGACCGATATCAATCTCGTCGGCCCCGATCTCGAGGAACTTCGCCATCTCGCCGTTCTCGTGCTGCCAGTCGAGGTTCTCGTGCTGCAGCCGCGATATGTAGGACGTGAACCCAACCTGCAAGGTGAGGTCGTCTATCCTGACAAACCCGGACTTATCCGATTCGCCCGAGTCGGTCGGGCTCAGCTTTCGTGCACGCTTCAACACCGCACGACCAGCCGCCCGTAAACCGACCTGAGCTGCCTTCTCAAGGGTGGAGAGGATCGGCACATTCATTTGCATGGGGGTTTCCTTCCGGTAGCGTGTGTGGACATGCGCAAACTTCTTCTTGTTGCGGCGCTTCTGGGTGCCCTGTCTCTGTCAGCCTGTTCAACTGCCGAGGGGGAAAGGCCACAGTCAGGCGGACCGAGTGCGCCAGATCCCGCGCGTTCCAGCGAGGTCACACCCGAGCCAACGGAGGAGCCTGCAGGCGAGCCGTGCGCAAGCTACTTCCCGGACGAACCACTATTGACTCCTCCGGCTGGAGCTGAAGAAATTATTACGGCGGCACAGAACGCAGAGCTGCCAGAAAACGTCACGCTAAAGATTGAGGTCCAGGTGATTACTTCGACCGATGACCCTGGAACGTTCGAGGTCGTCGTTCGTGTTTGCAGTGATCCCCTGATGCGCGACGAGCTAGTCGCCGTGGGTAACAGAATCGCGAAGGCGATATACGCCGTGCCCACGCACGAGCAAGTGACGCTGCTGATGATCAGCCCCTACGTTCCCGATGGTGACTCGGGAAAGCATGACGATAATCTCAGGGTGATTCAGACCGATTACGAGTTGTTCCTCTGGGACACGACGAACAGGCCGTTGGACTCGAACTGGAAATAATCAGATAAGCGACAGCACCAGGAACGAATCAAGGTCAGCGGCGTCGCTGTTGTCGTTGGCGCTGACCGCGAGTACTTCCGCCTCACGCTCCCGACTGGTGCCAGGCCACACGGTGACGAGCGAGCCGAGGGGAACCATAGGATCAAGCGGTACCGTGACCTGCGACGACGAGACGACCTCAGCCCCGGCGGAGTTGAGCACGAGACGCTGCTCGTCGCGCACCTCAGCCGCGAACGGGACCGCGGCAGCATACGTGCTGCCCATGCCGCCCGAAGATGTGAGAGCACGCACCGAGACCGTGTGCGGCAGGAAAAACCCGCCCCAGGTCACGAGGACGCCACCTCTTCCGGCCAGACGCCGCTGAAGGGCTGCTCAATCGGGAAGCTCCCGATCGGCAGCCCGACAGGCTGAATACTGCACAGCGCGCGCAGTCCAAGGATGTCGTCGCTAGTGAACGCCGCCCCGACGTCGGTGTAGCTCACTGATGTGCCGTTCCGAGAACGGGACCGCACCCGACGTGAGCCCGCGGCGGGAATCTCTGCAACGACACCCGTCAGGATAGCGATCGCGTCGAGACGCGGCTCACCCTCCAGAGTGTCGAGGCAGGGGGCGATAGAGCGGGCACGCACGAGCACACGCCGCGCGAGACTGTCGTCGCTGCTGATTTCGTTTAGCGCGATCACTCCACCACCCCCTTCTTGTTACTTCTTGGTTCTGGCAGCAGCCTGGTCGGCAACGGCCTGGTCGGCAGCAGCCTTCTCTGCAGCAGCCTGGTCGGCAACAGCTTGGTCGGCAGCAGCCTTCTCTGCAGCAGCCTGGTCGGCAACAGCTTGGTCGGCAGCAGCCTTCTCAGCAGCAGCCTTCTCGGCGGATGATGGTGCCTTGACGACAGCGATGAGCCCGAGCGCGAGCGCGTGCTTGATGCCGTCCGCCGTGTACCCGCTGCCGATCGGTGCGCCGCGGTACAGGTACCGCTCGCTGCCTCCTTCGATAGGGAGTACCACGGCCGCACCGGTGACGGTGTACTGCTTCTCAGCCATCAGAGAGTCGTTCCGCTGATGACGAGACCAGCGCGCGGCTCGATGACCACGGGGACCACGACGCGGCGGGCACGAACGGTGTAGCTGTCCGTGTCATTGCGCTTCGAGTAGGTCTCCACGTTGAAGTCACCGGAACGCGTGTAGTCCGGCGATCCGAGATCCTCGTCAGCCATGCCGCCGAGCTGCTCACGGTCGATCAGCAGCGGGTTGGTGCCGACGATATGCGGCGAGGTAACCCACGTGTAGCCGAGCAGGTTCGTCGGGAACTGACCGTTGACGATCGGGTTCCCATCCTCGCGAGGCAGAACACCAGCAGAAGCGAACAGGCCCATGACCTTCGCCCACTGTGCACCGCTGAGCGCGACCGTGTCGAGGTCGAGGCCCAGGGCCAGATCCTCACGGTTCGCCTTCGCAGCAGCAAGCGCGTTGACCACGTTCGCGATCGAAGTCCACGCGCCAGAGGCATACGTGTCGGTGACCTTTGATGCGACGACGGCCATGGCGATGCTGTCAACATCGCGGATGACGCCGTTGACGATCTTGCTCAGCGCACGGTCGACGGCACCCTGCGCGCCACGCTTGATGCGCTCGTCGGTGATGTCCGTCTCAAGACCGCGCTTGTCGGTCTTGGCCGAAGCAAGTTCACCCTCGGTGAGAACCGTCTTCGGGTACTCGGCACCGGGGGCGACCGACTCTGAGCTGTCGGCGGGGAAAATCTGCTCGCCGGTCTCGTAGAAGATACCGCCACCCTCAGCGGAGTAACGACCCCCGAGCAGGTAGTCCGCGATGAAACGCTGGTCGGTGAGAGTATCCACGCGACGTGCGATCAACTGAGGGTTGCGCAGCAGAAGGTGAATCTCTGCTGTGGTAAGCGTGCCCGAGGGCCGCGCTACCGGATAAGTGTAAGACGTCATGTCTTTCTTGCTCCTTAGATGAACAGGACGTCAACGACGTCCAGGTCGGCGGTGGCAGCGGTGAGAGCGATGCCGATTGGGTTGACTCCGGTACCAACGGTCGCGATCTTCCCAGCCGCAGCCGAGATCACGAGAGCACCGGCAGCGATGGCCGCGGAGGCGACGAGCTTCTGCACGCCACCCGATCGCGGGAAGATCGTCACCGGCTCACCGGTGAGAGCGTCGAAGGCCGCGACGCCGACGACGTTTGCAGCGTCAGCCCCGGACGCGGCGACGGTCCCAGCACCGGAGGCGACGAGGACGCGGCCCCCGATCACGTCTGCCGAAGAGGCCAGAGTGAACGGCTTGCCGCTATTAAACTTAGGCAGGTAGTCGGCCATGATTAGGCCCCTTTCGTTTCGTTGTCCCACGCGCGTGCGTAGAGGCTGTCAGCTTCGGACGGCTCGTCAGAGGTACCGATCTCGGCGACCGGCACCAGGTTCTTCGCGAGCGAAGCGATGAGAGCAGTGGTGCCCTCCTCGTTGGCGTTGAGCGATGCGATCCAGGTATCGCGCGAGGCCGGCGCGATACGCCCGTCCTGCACAGCACTGTCCACGATGGCCTCGCGTCGGCTGTTGTCCTGCGCTTCGCTTGCCTTGCGACCCAACGCAGCGGATGCCTGCAGGTCGGTGAGCACAGTGGAGTCGATCAGTACCGTGCCAGCCGGGACGGCGGGGGCGGTGTCGGTGACCTGTTCCGCGAGTACCTCATCAACAGCAGCGAGGAGCTGCTCGTCAGAGATAGCGGCATCGGTTACGCCGAGCCGCTCACGGAGGCCAGCCTTGAGAATGTCACTCATGTCGAGCGGTTCCTTTCGGTTGGGTTGTCCCAGCTCGGACGAGCTCGGGAGATTGTGGGACCGGGCCGCTGCCCGGTCGGGGACCCGAGTGACTCGGGCCAGTGCAAGTGGGTCTTCGTCGGCAGGGACGGTCAGGATCAGGACGTCGTCGCCGAGCGTCTCTGTCTCGCCGGCGTCGGGAATGACAGCGATGCGATCGGCGAGACCAAGCTCGACGGATGCTGTTGCGGTCATCCACGTCTCGTCTGAAAGTAGAGCCGCCCAGTCTTTGTCGCCCGCCTTCTCGGTGTAGATCTCGACCATGGATGCTTCCACGCTGTCGAGCACGTCGGCGGTCTTTCGAAACTCCCCGGCATTGCCATAGGAGAACGACATCGGGGAGTGGATCATCATCTGAGAGCCGGGCGACATAACTGTTTCACCGCACCCCGCAGCCACGAACGATGATGCGGAAGCGGCCAGCCCGTCGACCACCGCGGTCACACTCGCTTTGTGGGCGCGCAGCATATTGAGGATCGACATCGCTTCGAACACTTCGCCGCCGGGGCTGTTGATCCGCAAGACGATCTGCGTCACCGAATCAGGGAGAGCGTCGAGCACGATGCCCATGTCCTTCGTGGAGATGCCCCAGAAGCCGCCGTAGGAATCGATCGGCCCATACATCCGTATCGTCGCCACGGTCCCATCGCCGGTCGATGAGGGCGTGGTAATCGCGTTGAAGAACTCTGCCTTCGACTTCGGCAGGACAGTGTCACCCCAATACCGGGTGTTGTGTTTTACTGTGCTAGTCATGCCGCCTCCTCAGGCTTGTCGTTGTTGGTCACCGCGTCGAGTTCAGCCCCGGAGCGACGCACGAGATCGCGCGCCTCCGACTTTGTGACCACGGTTCCGACACCGAGGTACACCTTCTGAATTACCTCGGCGGCGAACCTTGCGGAATCCGTATCGGTCATTGACCCATCCGAAACGGCGGCGGGACCGGTGGCGTCCTTTACAGGCAGGCTGTACGCCGCCCGCATGAATGCTTCGAGCGTCTCGTCGGGCTGAATCACACCCGCGTCGATGAGGCCCTTGAGTGCTTCCGCAGTGAGCGACCCGCCTGAACCGATGGGCTTGAACACCAGCCGTGGTGCCGGTTCGGTCTCGCCCCAGTTCCAATCGACCAGATCCTCGACAACGTGCGCCTGGGTGGTGTCTCGAATATGCTCTGCAACCGCGTTGAGTGAACTGGTGAAGAAGTCAGCGAACGTCGATCCGAGCGCCCACGACCCGGTCTCGGTACCAAGGTTCAGGAAGTGAGCCAGCACCGCGCGAGCGATCTGCTCATCGTGGTACCGGATCGGCTGATCAGTATCGGGCAGTTTGCCAGTGACACCCATCAGCGTGAGCTTCGAACCGTTCGGTATCGAAGCTCCGGCAGCTTCACCAGCGCGGAACCCCTTGGCGAGGGCGAGACCGGCGACCTTCTCAGACTGTTGCCACGCCTCACGCTCGGCCACGTCCGCGCTGTCCGGCACCGGAGCGCCTTCGTATACGGGCACGCCGAGGCCGTTGCGTTCGACCGTCAACGCCTGAGCACGCAGCATGCGGTCCTTTAGCAGCCAGTTTTTGTAGGCCGTACGCAAGAGGCTCGAACCGATCCAGTTGCCGCCCTCACGATCGTTGACATACGCCACCAACCGGTCGACGGTAATTGGTTCCTTCACGCCGTGCTGCTGAATCGAAATCAGACCACCGTCACGGGCAACCTTCACAGACGAGATGCTGCGCGGCGGACGCCATGCGAGTTTCTTGAGCCGCAGCTTTCCATCTTCCGGCTTGTACACCTGCTCGAAATAAGAATGGCCGTAGACCAACTCGAGTAACGCCAGCCGCAGATGCTCACCCCACTGGAAACGTCCCTTCGTGCGCAGCGGATTCACCGGAGCCTGACCCTTCACCGGCAGACCAAGGTCAGTGGACACAAGATCCACGACCTCATCGCTGGCGCCGGCCGGGTCGATCATCCACTCAGCACCACGAATCGGGAGTGTGACAGCGCGCAGCACAGACCCGATCTGCGAATCCTCGCGGCGCATCTTGTCGAAGACCTCGACCGACAGCGGCCACGTGAGGTCCGGGTTGGTCTCCTGGGACTCTGCGGCCATGCTCGCCCACGACGAGAGGCCGCTTACTTGATAGCCCTGCTCGGCCATGCGGCACCTACTTTCAGAATTGGGCGGTAGCTAAATTCGCGTCGGACGGTGTTACGTCGTCGCGGGTGACCATCTCGGCCTGTGGTGGAGGTGGTGGTGCAGCTTCGACCGGCTCGGGCTTGAGCAGCTCGAGGGCGTACAGCGCGATCGTCTCCGCGATAAGCCCAGAGATATCGATCGGTAGCGACTTCGGACGCGACCACGCCATATTGTCGGCGTACGGAACAACAACACCGCCCTGCACAGCAAGGTCAATGTCAGGCTGAGCGATGACGAGAAGCTTCTCGTCACGCACCGCATCACGGAATCGCCCAGTCGCAATCGCATACTGCGGACCGTCGAACTCATGAACGATAAGACCAAGCTTCTTGAGCGGCTCGATGAACTCCATCGCCGGGCAACCCTTGGCGTTCACAGCGACCTCCCGGTGCCCGGATGCCTCGGCAAGCTCCGCAAGGTACTCGGGCAGCCACATCATCCCGGCACGCGACAGGCGCACCGTGGTGAACGGCCTTCCGTCCTCCGCGAGCACCGCAGCGGAAAGCCACGTCGTCTTGCGGTCATGCGAAACATCGACGCCCCACACCGTGCGGGAACCCTTCGGAATTGAGACCTCATCGACGGGCACCGTCCTAAGACGGAACTCCTTCACGTCAATGAACGAATCCACATCCGCGACAACCCACTGGCACAACACCTCAGTGCGATACCCAGCCTCGGTCATGCCGCGAATATCGGACAGCGCCGACTGAACAGTCATCGCACCATGGCCGATAGACGGATTCGCCTGCAAGATCGCATCGACATCATCGAGCGCACACCCATCGGGCGCCGACCACTCGAACAAGCCAAGAGTGACATCGTGGGAGTTCGCGAAATCCTCAGCCGACATAACGCCGGCCTCGACGTACTCTTCCCACTCCGCTATCGACTCAAGAGCGGCGGTGCGCTGCGTTCGTAGCACGACCGCAGACGAATCACCCGCGTTCGAGATGCACCACATCTGACCGGACCAGAACGACTTCAGCGTCTGAGAGACAGCGTTCCAAGCCGTCCACGTCTTCTGCTCACGCGCCTCATCCATGAGCACACGCGCGGCAGGCTTGCCACGAGCGTTCGCAGCAGCACGGATCTCGTAATGAGCACGCGAACGGGCGTAAATACCTTCCTTGCCGTTCGTGTCCGACACCTTCGCCGTTGCGTTCTGCAAGGCCGGCAACGCGAGCTCGCGCTCCTCGTCCGTGTCCGGCTCAGGATCGCACCACATCTTCACCACGGCCCACGGCTCACGAGCAATGTCGAGATTCTGGGCGACACCCACAACCTTGAACTTCACCGGCGGCACCATGTCCGGGTGACGTTGAGAGTCAACAAACAGCCACCACGCGGCGAGGACGGAGGCAAGAGTGGTCTTACCTTGCTGCCTGGCTACGAGAACGATGACGCGCTTGAACCGATACTGCCCATCGGGCATCAGCTCGAGCGCGCTAATCAGTAGGAACTTCTGCCAGGGGTAGAGGTCGACGCCAAGAAACACCAGCGCGAACTTGATTACCTCGAACCCGCGAGAGGTTTCCGGGGTCAACTCGCGGAGAGGCTTCGTGAAAATGCGGGGTTCGGTGCGCCCTAGGAGCTTCGCAGCCACGTCAACCTCCGGGAAAACTAGGCGATACCGTGCTCCATTCGGAACTCAGCAAGCTCATCCTTGGGAGCGGGCCCCGACTTCTTGCCGGCCGCAAGCTCGCCACGGCCGCCAGGCGTCAAGCCGAGGGACTCGCAGTACTTCAAATAGGTGGGAAGAGAGACGTTGTCCGACGCCGGCGGGCGAATCTTGGACTCCGGGTCCTCCGCGATCATCTCCAGCACATGCTCGAGGACCGTGTCGTAATCGTCTATCTTGCGAGCCAGAGCCAGCAGAGCCGCGATCGCGCCGGCATCCTTGCCCTCACGGTCAAGATGATCAGCCGCAACGACCGAAACGCCCGTGGCCTCAACAACATTGCCCATTTCGCACCCCTCTTCCCGCGCACGCGCACGCGCGACCCCCGGTCAGACGGTCGGGGAGGGAGGAAAGC